ATGAAGGTGACAATCAGGTCATGGAACCTCAAGAAGGGGCGGCTTCTTTACCTGGACATCTATCACAAGGGCGACCGGAGGGCTGAGAACCTTGAGATCATCCTCGACGGCGGACGCGGCGATGATGAGAAGATGCGCATGGCCGAGATCCTGCGCACCCGCCGGGAGCTTGAGCTCCTGTCCACCATCCACAACATCCCTGCCGAGCACACCCGCCGCGTGGGCCTGGCGGCCTACGCCAAGACCATCAAGGGCAAGCTCCTGGCCGACTCCATGAAGTGCATCGAGCACCACTTCGGCGCCGTGCAGCTGGGCGCCGTGACCGTGAAGCAGTGCGAGACGTATCAGGACTACCTTGCATCCCTGTTCGAGCCCAGCACCGTCAAGGTCTACTTTCAGGCCTTCCGGGGTGTGTTTCTCCGCGCCATCCGCGACGGCATCCTGACCGAGTCGCCTGCCGCCCGCGTAAAGCTCATCAAGGTGCCTGAGAAGCCGCCCGCCAGCCTGCTGCCCGAGGAGGTGGAGACCTTGGCCCGCACGCCGATCCTCGGGGCCAAGGGCGTCGGCGGCGAGATCAAGCGGGCCTTCCTGTTCGCCTGCCAGACGGGGCTGAGGTGGTCGGACTGCAAGGCTTTGACCTGGTCGAAGATCCGTGGCCGCCAGGTTGAGAAGACGCAGGAGAAGACCCGGGACGTCGTCTATGTGCCGCTGAACGCCGCGGCCTGGGCCCTGATTGACCCGGGCGACCATCTGCCGACGCCGGGCGCCCTCGTGTTCCCCATGCTCCATACCGTGAAGACCACCACGCACTACACGCACCCGTGGGGCGACGCCGCAGGCATCCCGGGTCTGCACTTCCATCAGAGCCGCCACACGTTCATCAGGTCCCTGCTCGACTCGGGAAGCGACCTGGCGACCGCTCAGGGGCTGGCAGGGCATCGGGATATCAAAACAACCGCGCGGTATGGCAAGGCGAGCGATAAGCAGAAGCGTGCAGCGGTGGACCGGCTCTAGGGGGCGAGAACTTCCTTCGTTTGAGTCCCGTCTTCCTGATTGACATTGAGCACTACTGCGGGGAGTTTTGCCGAATCACTCGTGAGGGATTTTGCAGATTTCAGGCAGGCGAGTATGAGCGTTTTCTTCGCCTTCAGGTCGACCGCCCCGGCGGCTTGGATAAACAGGTTAACTGTCGCCGGGTCGTCCCCATTCTCTGACGCAATCTTGAACTGCGACCGCGAGAACAAGGCGTCAAAGAAGCTAGAGTCGAAAGTGTCGCCTGTCGGGCTAATCTGAGCGGCAGCCTCGGTTCCTTCGGCAACGATCTGGGCCTGTGTAAGTGGGAGCCATGGAACAGAGGCCTTGAACGGAGCGACGGCTTTTCTGAGGCCACTCAGGTCAAAAACTGCGGTAATCGGATTGCCGTTGTAGGGCGTAACCTTGACCGCCAGCTTCTTGGCGTCGATCAAGGATCGAATGAAGTCAGTCACGTCGGACGGCGATGAGACGCTTTGGTCTGTTTCATAGAACGACTCGGCGCCTGTGTTTGAAAGTGGCCATCTTCCGGTATGAGGATCTTCCGAATCAACCCGCCAGGTGACGCTTGCTTCCTGTCCGAGAAATGCGCTCCACGCAATAAAGACCTCGTCACCGTCCTTAGAATTGCGAATGTAGAGAATGGGTTTTACCCCCATCATATTGCGCCCTGAATCCGCTGTAATCATCAGGACAACCGTCTTGCTGTCGTCGATGGGATCACTGGAAACGTTCGCCGTCCACTTTCCGGTATGGGTAGTAACATCCTCGGAAACCACTGTACCAACCAAGAGCAGCGCGCCAGCAAAGAGCATGAGCGGTCTTTTCATAAGGAACTCCTTCCCGAAACCCTACGCCCGCCGAGACGGTCGGTCAATCCCGCCTCAACCGTATTGACTCTATTTTGAACGAGTGTATAGCTGTAAATGCGGGGTTTCATGGGGTGCTATGAGCCACGGGGTCCGGTTCACCCAGCACTGGAGGCTTTTCCCAAGCCAGTCAGGCGCCGGTCGGCAGAGTCGATCACGTCCGCAACCATTCCGAAGGCCGTCGGCTCGGCTTCGATCCGCTTCAGCTTCTCGACAAGGTCTCTGTGCTCCCTGACCCACGGGTCTGTTGAGTCCGAGCCAGTCACCAGGTATTCCACGGTGACGCCCAAGGCCTGAGCAAGAGCATGGGCTTGATCGGCGTTGGGCATGATCTTCCTGGAAACCCAGCCGCGGAAGGTGCGGCCACTTACTCCGATCTTTCCGGCTATCCAGTCCTGAGTGGTGTTATTCCTTTTCACCTCGACCTTTAGCCGATCCCAAAAGTCCATACCCTCATCATCGGAGAGAAATGACGCAGAAATGCGCTCTTTTCACTTGACAAGTACGCAACTATGGCCGATCATTGCAGATGAATAGCGCAGTTATGCGTCATTGTGCGACGAAACGGAGGGTGGGATGAAGAAGAGACCGACGCCGATCAAGGTCCAGGAGTTCATTGACTTCTTTCGGGAGAAGGGGTTTCAGATTGTCCGCTTCTCCATCAAGGACGGCAAAGTCCGCTTTGACCTTGTCGAAATCCCCGACGAGTCGGGAGACCCCTTCGAAGGCACAACGCTTTGAACCTTCGGAGGAATCTCGCGGCGGGTCAGAAGATGTCGAAGCTTTGCCCGGTCCTTGGGTTGAAGTTCACGTACTCAACGAACCCATCGGCCAGCCGGTGGACCTCCGCTAGAAGTATGGTCATTTCTTTGCCGGTCACCTTCTCGCTCTTTCCGCCGAGCAAAGCGCATGCCGCTTGCAGGGCCGCTGCCCTGACTTGCCAATCTCTGTCCATTCAAATCCTCCCTGGCCGAAACGGCCGTCTGACAACTTCCAGAGTAGGTCGGGGAGGAGCTTTTCTCAAGGAGATTTCCCATGCCTGAAACCGCCGAGAAGCCGCGCCGGATGAAGATTGACACCGGCATGGGCGAGGCCGAGGAGCTGAAATTCAAGACCTTCCTCAAGGCCACGGGCCGCAAGGCTGGCCCCTTCGTGCGGACGCTGATCCTCAAGGCCATGGACGACGAGGCGAAGCGGGAGGCTCCCCATGCCTGAGACAGCTTCCCGCCCCCTTGCGGTCGATCTGGCTGGCGCCGCTCACGAACTCGGCGGCATCGGCGAAAGCACCGTCCGCGAGCTGATCGCTTCGGGCGAGCTGGCTTCGTGCAAGGTCAGGCGGCGCACGGTCGTCAAGCTCCGTGACATCGAAGCGTACCTCGACCGTAACCGCAAGGCCGCGCAGGCTGAGCTTGAGGCGGTCGCGGATAGGCGGGGTGTGAGGTGATCCTCCCTCGTCTCACCCTCCCGGACGACGCTTACGGCCTCGCCTGGCGCAACCGCAAGCCTGACGAGTCGGTTCCCTCGGTGATCGCCCGGGCATTGCACATCGCATTCGACCCGAACCAGCGGCCCGTCGACCGCTCCAAACCCGTATCAACCCGTATCACTCCGCCCTCTCGCCCGCTCCTGGAGTGGGTCACCGTCGTCAACTCCCCGGAGGTTTGCCCGTGAAAACCATCCTCAAGAGCTACGTGATCACCGCGCTTGCGCTCTGCCTGGTCGCCGTCACTCTCGGCGCCGTCGTCATCTTCGACCCGAACGCGGCCCAGCGTATCGAGCGCGTCGACACCCTGGCGAGCGGGCCGTACTTCGTGCAGAAAGTCGTCAACTCGGCGCCCGCGTACCTCGCGTACTACAACACCGCGCGGCCCTGGAAACTGGCGCCGCATTTCGAGCAGGGATGGACTGGCGACCTCGGCGAGGCATACCGCTTCGGAGCGTGGGACAGCGCGCGGGATGAGGCGCAGCGGGTTGGCGGGAAAGTGGTGAGCCTTCGGGAGATTCGGGGATGAGCGTCGTCATCAGCGAAGAACTGCGGGACGCCTTGATTGTCAACGTTCAACTCCAAGCGGAAAATCTCGTCCAGGCTGCTAGGGAAGAAGGCTTGGAACATCACCAATCCGTGGCCGACTTCGTGAAGGCGACCGGGGAAATGGTTGACGCCCTCCGCGCCGCTTCCCCCGCCCAAGCGCCCGTGGTGCCGAGTGTCCAGCGGTACGAGATGGTCACGAGTTACAACAGGTTCGCGCAGGAAGAGCAGGTCAAGCCTGTCCCAGATGACAAGGGTATGTGGGTCAAGTATTCCGACCTCACCCACGGCTGGCGTGCGGACTGGATTCCGGTAAGCGAGAGACTGCCGGAAAACCAACGAGATGTTCTGGTTTTCGATAGGGACAAGCGGATCGTGGTCGGTTTCTGTTCGTCGTGGGACCAGAGCTGGCATGAGGGAACTCATTACCTAGAATGGGTCACCCACTGGCAACCCCTCCCTGAGCCGCCCAAGAGTGAATCCACCCCCGACCTCTCCCACGAATCACACGCCCCCTGGATCGTCGTAGACACCTTCCCCGCGCCCCTGCTCTATTGGTGCCCCGTTCACCGCTGGGTCGGCCGCGTAGAGAAGGCGGCGCTGTTCTTCTCGTACTCGGACGCGCTGGACATCGCCGAGAAGCACCAGGCACACGTGGTGCCGCTGGAGTCTGTACAAGGAGTTCCCTCATGATCTACGCCGTCAGCAAGTTCAAGGTCGGGGGGCGCGACTTCCCGTACATCGTCGAGTTCGAACGTGAGAATCCCGAGACGCACAGCCGCGAGGGCCTGACCCTCCGCACCAGTGTCAACCCGAAGCGCGCGCTCATCCTCAAGGCCGTCCAGGTCGCGCGGCTGTCGCTCGAGCTTCACGGCTTGCGGCTCATCACTGACCAAGCCGGTTCGATCATGGCTCCGAGCAAGATCGGCTATGCGTTCACCGCGGTCACATGGACCTACGGCGACAACCCCGGGAGCCGCGTCGAGATCGCTTTGACGAGCCAGATCGCCAGCAAGAAGACGCTGTCGAGCGCTCACACGAAGCTGTTGCTTCCGAAGGTCGATACCAGCGGCGAGAACGAATTGCGTGGCACTGGGAGCGACAAGGTTTCGGTCCCCGTCGACGGCTCGCTGAAGAACGAATACAACGCCGCCGTCGCCCAGCTGCGGATGATGGTCGAAGCCTACGCCGAGGGCGAATCGGAGCAGGGCGAACTGTTCAACAAGGCCGCCAGCGAATGAGCACCGCACCGGCCTTCAAGTTCCCTCGGGGCTCCGAGACGACCGACGTGACGAAACCGTGTCTGGAGTGGCTTCAGCTTCATGGGATCTACGCATGGCGCCAGAACACGGGTGCCGTGAAGTTCAAGGGCGACAGCGGCAAGGACCGCTTCGTGAAGTTCGGCAAGGCGGGGATTTCGGACATTCTCGGCATCCTGCCGGGCGGACGATTCCTGGCCATCGAAACCAAGCGCGCAGACGGCAACGTCACGGTGGAGCAGAGCGAGTTTCTGGCCAACATTGCCAACCGCGGCGGGGTCGCCCTGGTCGCACGCTCAGTCGAGGACATGGTGACCGGGCTTCGGCTGTCGGGGTACGCCAAGTGACCCGCGCCCAAGCCCTCGACCAGGTCGAGCAGATTTTCATTGACCGCGAACTCCCGCACGACATGGAAGCGATCAACGCGCTTGCCGACATGGTGAGCGACCGCGAGAAGCAGCTGGCCGAAGCCCGCGAGCTCGCGCACCTCGGAGGGTGGACGAAGTGAGCAAGGGCACGTTGGCCGCCATGCTTGCTTGGCTAGGCTCCATAGACCATGGCGTTCGTCTTGACCGCGGCGAAGGCTTTCCCGCCTACAAGCCGAAGCGCACGAAGCTGAAGGGCTATCAGAAGGCCAAGAACCGGGGCCGCAAGTGAGCAAGGGCCCCCTCTCTGCCGCGCTCGCCCGGCGCTCTGCCGCGCTTGCCGCCTGTGAGGGCATCCCGACGCGCCTGCTGGCCCCCGGATGCGTGCTCAAGCTCTCGACCTACCTGCGGGACCTGGAGACCAAGGTGCAGATCCTGGAGGCCGTGCGCGAGCTGCAGGCGGCGAAGATCCGGGAGCTGGGCGGGGCAGTGACGAAGGGAGACGGGGCACCGTGAGCGCTCAACTCGAGCTGATCACCGAAGACCCGAGGCCCGCGGCCAATCGTTGCGACGAATGCGCCAGTTGGACGAGGAGCCTCACGAACCATTGGGGCGAGTGCTCGACCCGGAAGAGCTACGAAATGGAGCATGGCGGGTGCGAGCAGTTCACCAGGCCGGTGGTCAAGCCGTGACTCACCCCTTCGGCTCGGGCAGCAGGTCGGGGCGGTCGGTTGCACCCAAACCCTTCACGGCGCTCGCCAGGATATCGGGACGATGGTCCCGGAACCACTCCAGGATGATCGTTTCCGCCATGTTCGACAGGGACCGGTTCTCACCGACGGCCATGATGTTCAAGGCCTCAATGGTGGTCGGGAGGAACTTAGCTCCGAAGTACTCGCGCTTTTCCTGCCTGGGCGCTCGGGGTGGCATGCCTCAATTATCGTCGAAAAGTTTACTTAAGTTGAACCGAAGACTTGACGAATAGGTTGTGGTAGGTTTAACCTACTAAAAGGAGGTCGGGATGGACGAGAACACGAAGAAGCCCGAAAAGAAGACCGCCTTCCTGGGGACCAAGATCACCCCCGGTCTTCTTGGCCAGCTGGATGCTCTGGCTGAAAGGAAGCGCCGGAGCCGGTCCGACATGGCGTGCCTTCTCCTGGAGAAGGCGATTGCTGAGGTGGAGAAAGGGGAGGGTGTGACGGTATGAACGGACTTCAGATTTTCCAGAACGAGGCTTTCAAGGTGCGAACGACGGTCAAGGACAATGAGCCTTGGTTTGTCGCTGCAGATGTACTGCGCGTTCTCGACGTCGATCGGACGTCGCTTGAGCGTCTGGACGACGATGAAAAGGGTGTGGATTCAATCCACACCCCTGGCGGTCGGCAGAGCGTGACCATCGTCTCGGAGCCCGGCCTGTATGCGCTGGTGCTGGGCTCCCGCAAGAAGGAAGCCAAGGCGTTCAAACGCTGGGTCACTCACGAAGTCATTCCGTCGATCCGGCGCTACGGCGTCTACGCGGCCCGCATCCCGAAGACCTACACCGAGAGCCTGCGCGCGCTGTTGACGGCCACCGAGCAGATCGAGGCCCAGGCCCGCATGATCGAAGAGCAGGCGCCCAAGGTGGCGGCCGCCGACAAGATCGCCAGCGCGGACAACGCCATGACCATCAAGGACTTTGCCAAGAGCCTGGGCGAGGGCCCGGTGCGGATCTTCGGGAAGCTCCACCGCCTCGGGATCATCTTCCGCAACTCGAACATGGACTGGGTTCCCTATCAGCAGTTCCTGGACAGCGGCTACTTCCGCACCCACGTCACCGCCATTCCGCACGGCGAGAAGATCGTCAACCACACCACGGCGCTGGTGACCGGCAAGGGCGAAGTCTGGCTGGCCGCGAAGCTGACCGAGGCCTCGTAATGCCTCCCCTCATCCTCAGCGATCAGATCCGCGAACAGGTGAGCGCCTACGCCGCTTTCAAGGGCATCGCTCAATCGTGGGTCTGGAAGCTGTTGTGGAACAAGTGGGATCAGCTTCACGACATGAACCTGGAGAAGGTCGCGTACAACGCGGGCTTCGAATCGCGGATGGCCTACCTCGAGAGCATGGAGCTCATCGGGGACCTGTCCGTCATCGCAACCGAACTGCTGCAAACCCCGGCGTTGCCGGACACAAAAAAAGCTCCCTTGCCGGGGAGCTTGTTTGAAGAAGGAGACGAAAGAGCATGACCGCTTTGATCGTCAACCAAGAGACTACCAACGCTCTGCCCGACCTGTCAAGGGACGCGCGCGGCGTGATCCACATGACAGGCTTCGACGCGTTCCGGTTCATGGGCCGCGTCCAGTACGGGGAGCCGACCGCGATCCGCCACGCCGAGCGTTTCGGCATCGTGACGGAGGACGGCATGGACCTCACCGACTGGGCCCTGAAGAACAAGATCGAACTGCCGTGGATGAGCACCGAGGACGTGACTCGGATTTTCAAAGGAGCGAAGCATGAATAACGCACTGGCCATCATCGACAAGGCCCGCACCCGCGGCGTGGCCATCTACACCGCGCCCAACCTCGACACACCCCCGCTGTTCAAGCCGGAAGTGACCGAGATCGCCGCCAGGCCCGATGAATTCCACAAGATCGACGGCGGCAAGCTCATGCCCGCGAAGGCCGTTGTAGACCGGATCGGCGACGCCGCCGGAATCAACTACATCGACAGCAACTGCACCGTGACCGCCGAGGCCCGGGACGACCAGTTCGGGAAGCGCACGGTGTTCATCGGCCGCGCTCAGGGCAAAGTCCGGATCTCGGACGGATCCTGGCGCACGTCGACCGTGGAAGAGTACGAGTTCGACCCACTGCTGCGCGCGAAGGCCGAGGGCGGCGATGAAAAGAAGGTGCTCGCGTACCTGAAGGTTGCCCGGCAGCGGGCCGCTACCGGCGCCCGGGTGCGCGTGGTGCGCCAGCTGACCGGCATGCCCACTGCTCTGACGCCCGAGGAGGCCAACAGGCCCATGCTCTTCGCCCGGATCGTCCAGAACACCGACTACATCCTCGAGACTGCGGAAGGGCGCCAGATGGCCGTGGCCAACGCCCTGGGCATCACTGAGCGCCTGTACGGGCCCAGGCCCGGCGCCCAGCAGATCGGCGCGCCGGCTGAAAGGGACGTGACGCCTGAGGGCGCTGACGAGTTCGCACCTCAGGGCAACGCGACCGACAGCGAGCCCGACCCGAAGCTCGTCTACCTTTCGACCATGCAGGACTACCTTGAGAAGTACTCCAAGAACCTGGGCCCCACGTCGCCGGCAGTCCTGAAGATGCAGAACATGGTTCGGACTCCCGACAGCTTCACCCTCGACGAGATCACGACCTTGCTGGCGAAGGCTCGCGACGTGCTTGTGAACCTGAAGGTTCTCCAGGGGGTGGAATCTTGAAACTCCTCCACTCCGCTGACCTGCACTTCAAGCCCGAGACTGCGGACCTGGCTTTCCAGTCCCTCGACGTCATGGCCGAGACTGGCCGCCGCGAGTCGGTTGACCTGTTCATCCTGGCGGGCGACCTGACCGACTGCATCATCCGCAATACCGAGGGCAGCCGCTTCCCCGAGTACCTCGAGAAGGTGCGCCGCCTGGCCGACATCGCCCCCCTGGTGATGATCTACGGTACCCCGACGCACGACGCCGCGGGCTCGCTCGACGTGTTCCCGACGCTGGAAAGCCGCTTCGGCATCACGATCCTGGAGCCGGGGAAGGCGTATTTCCTGACGAAGCACTACGCCTCTGAAGGGAGCGCCTTCAACGACGTCCGGGAAGAACATAGGCCCGACGCCCTGGCCCTCCTCTTCGGCGTCCCCGAGCCTTCCAAGAAGTTCTTGGCTCCCTACTTCGACGGGAAGAGCGAGACCGAGCAGGCCGTGCGGGCCGGGCTCCAGGGCCTCTTTATGGGGCTGGGCGCGATCCGCAAGCAGTATCCGGCGCTGCCGTGCATCCTGGTCTACCACGGCCAGGTCGGGGGCGCTCGTCTTCAGAACGGCGAGCTGCTGGACAACGGCGCGGGTATCCGGCCCAGCATCGACGACCTCGCGGCCGTAGGAGCCGACTACATCGCCCTGGGAGACATTCACGAGCCTCAGCAGGTCGGGAAGCTCCCGGCGTACTATCCCGGCTCCGCGTACCCCATCAACTTCGGGGAGACGCACGAAGCCGGGTGCAACCTGGTGGAGCTGTCCATGCCGCACCCGGACAAGGTCTGGTGCCACTACGTCACCCGCGTCCCCTTCGGCCATCCGGTCAACCGCAAGATTTCGGCGCGCTGGCCGTCCCTGTACGCCTCCAGCCAGATCACCCCCGGCGCCAACACCTGGCTTGAGATTACCTGCACCAAGGAAGAGTCGGCTTCGGTCGACGTCGAAAAGATGGTGCTCAAGCTTTTCATGGACGGCGTGGGCCCCGGCTCCCGCGTGACTCTTAACGTGCTCCCCACCGAGACCGTCCGCGCCGGTGAGATCGCCAGCAAGACGAAGCTCCGCGACAAGGTGACTCTGTGGGCCGAGAACTCCAGCAAGGAACTAGCCGCGACTGTCCTCGAGAAGGCTGACCAGGTCGAAGCCGAAGCCGCCGCTTCCGGCGCCGTGGGCCGCGGCGACAAGATCCGTTTGACCCGGCTCATCTTGCGCGGTGCTATCGGCCTTTGGAAAAAGTCCGGCCTCGAGGAGATCGACCTCAACCTCGAGACCATCGACCCGGGCCTCGTCGCGCTGATCGGCAACAATGGTGCGGGGAAAACTACGATCCTCGAAAACATGCACCCGTGGCCGAGCCTGCTCACCCGGGATGGCGTCCTCAAGGATCACTTCCGGCTGCGCGACAGCTTCCGCGACCTCTACTGGACCGACGAGTCCACCGGATGGAAGTACCGCGCCTTGATCACCGTCAACGCGGCCATTGCCTCGGGCACCACCGAGTACTTCCTGTACGTCGACAAGGGCAACGGGCCCCAGCCCCTCCCGGGCATCGAAGGGCGGAAGGAGGGCTACGTCGAGGCCGTCAACAAGATCTTCGGGAGTCTCGATCTGTACCTCAAGAGCGCCTTCGTGACCCAGCGCCAGCCGAAGGGGATTCCCGACATCGCCGACGCGACGCCGCGGGAACGCAAGGTGCTGTTTTCCGCCCTTTGCGGGCTGGAGTACTTCGAGGTGTACAAGAAGCTGGCCAAGGAACGCGGCGACCAGGTTGACGCCCGGGCCGCGATCAAGGCGACGGAGATCTCCACCCTCGAGGCGAGGCTGCCGAACGAGTACGAACTCGGCCAGGCCCTCGGAGCCGCGAGCGGGGAGTTGGCGACGGCGAAGGAAGACCTTCAGGTGCTGGCCGAGGTTGGAAAGCATCACTCCGCGAAGGCCGACGCCCTCGGAGCTCAGGCGACTGCGAACCGGCAGAAGGCCCAGCAGGCTGAGGACGCGCACGTAGCGGCGGCCAACGCCGGAGCGAGGATCCAGCTGGCCCGCGAAGGCATCACCAGGGCCGAGGAAGCGCTCGGACGCAAGGCCCAGGCCGAAGCGACCATCCAGGAGCACACCGAGAAGACCCAAGCCCTGGCGGCCGAGGACGCGGCCTACAGGAAGCACCTCGAGGCCGTCGCCGATGAGCGGAAGGTTGTCGATGGACTGCGCGAGACGCACGACGCGGGAAACCGCAAGATCCTGGCCGACTTCGAAACGGTACGGGCCCAGCATGAGACGAAGGTGCGGGAGGCGCGGAACGCTGAGAACGAAGCCCAGGCCACCCTTTCCAACGGCATCCACGAACTTTTCGCCTGCCGAAAGGAAGTTGAGCGGCTGACGTCTGAACTTGCCGTTCCTGTGGCCGATCACTGCCCGACCTGCCGCCAAATGCTCCCGCAAGAAGCCTTGTCTCACGTGCAGGAGGCGCGGAAGGTACTCGTTGACAAGCTGGCCGAGGCAAAGCAAGACGTGTCCAGAGTCCTGGATTCCCAAGAAAAACGCGGGGAAGCTGCGAGACTGAAGACGCTCGCAAGGAACGACCTCGAGGCCCAGGCCCCGAAGGCCCCGACGCTCGCCGCCTTCGTCCCTCCGCCCAGCCAGGTCCCCGCCTTCGACGTCTCCCGCCGCACCGCTCTCCAGTCGGCTCTCGACTTCATCGACGTCGACGGGGCCCGGGCGACGATCACCGCGGCCGATCAGGCGCAGGTGAGAATCGAGGAGCTGACCAAGCAGCTGGCCGACCTCCAGGCCACGGCGGAACGCGAGCGCAAGCGCGAGGCGGAGCTCCGGGCGGAACTGAGGCCCGAGCTCGACGCCGAACTGGCCGAAGCTCAGCGCTCTCTCGAAGCAACCCGAACAGCGTACCGCGACGCCCAGGGACGTGAGGCCAGGGCCGCGGCCGCGCTTGAGCAGGCCCAGCGCCGCCTCGAAGAGCTGTCCAAGGACCGCCAGGCCGTGGACGCGCTCAAAACGGCTCTAGCGGGTCTCCAAGCCGAGGTTGCCGAATGGAAGACTCTGGAGCTCGCATGCTCCGACAAGGGCATCCAGGCCCTTGAGCTCGACGCCGTCGCGCCCTCCATCGGAGCCATCGCCAACGCCTTGCTTCGCGGGGCCTTCGGGTCGCGCTACCAGCTGGAGTTCGATACCCAGCGCCTGTCGGGCACCGGGAAGACTCAGAAGCTGATCGAGGATTTCCTGATCTACGTGCTTGACTCCGAGACCGGCGAGCGCCAGGAGATCAGCACGCTGTCGGGCGGTGAGGCCGTGTGGATCCGGCGCGCGCTCTACGACGCCTTCGGAGTCATTCGGGCCCGCTCGACGGGGCTGCAGTTCCTGACCGCGTTCCAGGACGAGGCCGACGGAGCGCTCGACCCCGAAGCGCGCCTGACGTACTACCGGATGCTTGTCGCCGCTCACGAACAGTCGGGCCGCTCCCACACGATCATCATCACGCACAGCTCTGACCTGCAGGAGCTGATTCCCAACCGCGTGGAGGTGACCAAGCTCAAGGGACGGCCCGACAAGGAAGCCGCGGCGTAGGGCCCCGAAGACGTGAAACTGGGAGGAAAGGAACGCTTCATGAGAAAGGCCGCACAAGCCCCTGAATCGGTCGCTGACCTGATTTCCCGGGTCTCTGCTTCGCTGGCCGTACGCAAGGTGAGGATCACGACGCGGGGGCGGTATGCCATCCGCGACGGTGCTGGCGACGTTTTCAAGGGCACCGGGCCCGCGCTGATCCTCGTGATCGATGAACGGATGATCGGACAAGGATGGTAAACGTGCCGGGCAACGATCCCGGCAAAAAGGAGACGATCTTGGAGACTGCTACCCCCCCCGGAAGGTTGCCGCTGAAAAGGGTCTGACGCTCGTTTCTGTGGCCTGAAAAGCAAGCATGGACCCCGGGCGGTTCCCGGGGAAAGGAAGGAGAGATTGAACGAGAAAGAGGGTGTGGCCGCGAGGGTCGACCGCGCCAGGAGTCTGAAACTGCCGCCCGAGCTGCAAGCCCAGCTCCAGGCCGCACAGCCGCCGGTCTTGAAGGAGCTGAAGGTTCCCCCGAAGCACGTCAAGAAGCTGTGGACGCTCCTGGACAAGGCCAACGAGGGCAGCCAGACGGCGACCAACAACCGGGCCCGGCTTGAGCTGTGGAACTTCGTTGCGAGCATCTTCCCGGGTGAGAACCTGCACGAAGCTGGCTGGAACATCGGCATGAAGAATGTGTGGGAGCCCGTGGTCGTCAAGCAGGGCGAAATTCCGCCGCCTCCGAACGCTTGAGAACTGGGAGCGCGGCCACGGCCAGCGCGGGGCGTCGACCGAGACGCAATGGGAACTACGCCGGTGATGAGGAACCGGGGAAGCGAGGCCGCAAGGGCAAGGCGGCTACTAGAGTGAACGACGGCAAGGCGCAGCCTTCTTTGTCCGTCTGCCGGGTCAACGCCGGGCGCTTCCATTGACTGCAGCAGGAGAGCACGGTGAAAGATGATCTTCCTTTTTTCAGCCACGAAAACAACGCCGTGAACAACGCCAGGATGAAGGCGCTCCGCGCTCAGTACGGGTGGGAAGGGTACGGCCGTTTCTGGGCTCTGAACGAAGCCATTGCCCGCTGCAACAACGTGCGCCTCGACCTCTCGGCGAAGGTCCAGCGCTCGTCCCTGGCCAACGACCTAGGCCTCACAACCGCTCAGCTGGACGAGTTCCTGACCTTCCTTGCCGACCCTGAAGAGTGCGGCCTGATCCACTACGTTGACGGAATTGTGACCACTGAAAAGACACAGGAAGATCACGCCCGCGTCATGGCTGAACGCAACCGCAAGAGGAAGGACCGCGCGCCTGTGACGGACAGTTTTCCAGACTTCCATGGTAGTTCCTCGGAGGAATTGGAAAACGGCGCGGAGGATCGTGAAAACGGCGCGCCAAAACACCACATACAAGAGGAGAGAAGAGAAGACAAGAGTAGAAGCTCTTCTCCTGAAGCTGAGTTAGAAGAATTTGCACCGTCCGAAAAATCGGACGCTGAAAAACCTGTGGAAAACTTGGAACCCCCGAAAGCGCCTGTCTCATCGCCTGCCGACGACTTCGACCCCATCCCGACGCTCAACGTACCGGAGGGCGTGAGGTTCACCCGGAAGGATCTGCTCGAGCTATTCCAGGCAACCGGCAGCCAGGCTCAAGCGCACCTCGACAGGTTTGCACTGGCGAAGCAGGCCAAAGGCTACGGGTTCAAAAACGACTGGGCGGGAATGAAATACTTCTGGGACCGAGCGGGAAGCGCCGATGCCTGGATCGCCGGTACTCCGAAGGCCGAGGGCCATACCCAGCGCCCGGAAGCCTACAGGCCGCTGAACTCGGGCCGCGCGCCAGACGGCACCGTGGTCATCGAAGCCAGCGCCAAGGATTTCATCCGCGAGGCCCAGGCGGCGAAGCGCGCCGGAGTGGGCTAGGGGACATGACAGGATTCTAATCTGAACACCAGGAGGGGAACGTGACACCGAAGCAAACGCTTTTCGTAGAGCACTACATCGCGAACGGATTCAACGGCGAGCAGGCCGCAATCAAGGCTGGATACTCGGCTAAGACCGCCAGGAGCACAGCCCACGAGAACCTGACCAAACCCTACATCGCTGCCGCCGTCGAGAAGGCTGTCCGCGCCAAGCTCCGCAACATCGACCGGCTGAGCGTGAAGTGGCTGGACGAGGTCTGCCGCCTGGCCTTCAGCGACATCCGCCAGGTCGCGACCTTCGACGAGCACGGGGTTGCGTTCAAGGCCGACAGCGAGCTGACCGACGATGCGGCGCGGGCCATCGAGACCGTCGAGAGCACTGTCACGAAGCCCAAGACCGGCGAGGTGATTGTCAACCGGAAGATCCGGCTGCACTCGAAGGCGAGCGCCCTGGCGATGCTCGGGAAGTACCTCGGCACCCAAACCGACAACCCGCCGCCGCAGTCGCCAGCCGAGGCGCTGGATGCTGAAGCCAGGCGGGAGAGAATCGCGTATCTGCAAAGCAAGCTGGGAGGAAAGGCATGAGCGGGCGAAGCTTCAAGCGGGCGCGGCGAGCGATCCGGCCCATTGTCCACCAGACCATCGAGGAGGCCCGTCAGGACATCCTCAACCGTGCACCCTGGTGGAGACACCTGGTCTACCGCTGGGGCTGGAAAGAGCCGCTGACGACCTGGTGCAGGGCAAAAGCCGCGAAGGCCGAGAAGATCGCAGTCAAGGCGATGGACGACACGGCGCGGAAGGTGGTTCACCGGAAAAAGAGCGTGCTCTGATGTGGATTCCCCCGCCGCCCCCGCCGCGATGCCCGGATAGAAAAACCTATACGTGGGATGCCAAGAGCTGGAGCTGGCGCAAGAAGACTCAGTGGGAGCTTGACCGGGAAACGGCGATGAAGCAGCTCGACGAGGAGTTTCCGGGCTATGCGGCTGACTGACGCCGAAGAGCTAGAACTCCTGCAGCTCCTCGAGGCCGAGTACCTAGAGAGCTGCCGGACGAGCTTCTGGACGTACTGCCAGCAGGCCGTCCCCAAGTTCTACAAGCCGCACAGGGCCTACCTCCGCAAGCTCTGCGACGACCTCCAGGCCTTCGTAGAGCGGCGCCTCCTGCTCCCCAATGGCGAGGTCGCGCGAAAGCTGGCCATCAACTTGCCGCCTCGGCTGGGCAAGACCTTAACGGTCGAGCTTCTCGTCTGCTGGACGCTGGGCCGCGACCCCTCGCAATCCGACATCGTGGTCAGCTACAACGAAAAGCTCTCCACGAAGTTCGCCAAGTTCGTGCGCAACACGATCCAGGAGATCAAGGCTGTGGCCACCAGGACGGTGTTCGCCGACGTTTTCCCGGGTGTGCGGGTCAAGAAGGGCGACGGCTCGGAGCATATGTGGAGCCTCGAAGGCTCGCACTTCAGCTTCCTCGCGACTAGCCCTGGCGCCACGCTGACCGGCGTCGGCGCGACCGGCCTGGCGATCATCGACGACATGATCAAGAGCGCCAAGGAAGCCTTCAACGCCCGGGTGCTGGAAGAGCGCTGGGACTGGTACAACGACACGTATCAGAGCCGAATCGAGGCCGCGAGCTGTCTGGAGATCGTGATCATGACCCGCTGGACGACGGGCGACTTGTGCGGACGCCTGTTCGCTGCCGAAGGTGACGAGTGGTACCAAATCGTCATGCCGGCGTTCAACGAGGAAACCGGCGAGATGCTGGCGCCAGACCTTTTGAGCCGAAAGCGCTACGACAGCCTTCAGGCCAAGCTTGACCCGGTGATCTTCGCGGGCAACTACCAGCAAAAGCCCTTCGACTCGGGCGACCGGCTGTATGCGACGTTCAAGATCTACAAGGCCGAGGACCTGCCGAAGAGTTTTGAGCGCATCGAAAACTACACCGACACGGCAGACGAAGGCAACGACTATTTGTGTTCGGGAAGCTACGGCGTAAGCGAAGGATTCGCGTACATGCTCGATGTGCTGTACACGCAAGATCCGATGGAGCGCACAGAACCGGCCACCGCTAGACTGCTGGAGAACACAAAAACCGAACGCGCTTATATCGAGAGCAACAACGGCGGACGAGGATTCGCGCGCAACGTTGGAGCGCTGCTTATCCGCAACGGCTATTCGCGGTGCAGTGTCGATTGGTTTCACCAGGGCGAGAACAAATGGGCGCGGATATTGACCAACGCGACGAGCGTCACCAACTGCATCATCATGCCGGAAGGCTGGCAATTCCGCTGGCCCGCGTTCTACGCCGCAGTGACCTCATGCACCCGGCTCAAGCCCCCGGCCCACGATGACGCCCCGGATTTCCTGTCCGGCGTGGTCGAAAAGAGCCTTTCGGGCGGAAGTTTCGAGATTTTCTAGCGGCATGCTTGCAAAGCCCGGGCGCGTTTGATCCACTGTAGACGGGTGGGGGAACAATGGCGAGTTTTTTCGACAAGCTAAAGGCCGCAATTAACCCGAAAAATATCCCGAATGTTTTGCAACGGCTTTGGACGCGTGCGCCGACACGCGACAAGTCAGAATACCCCGATTTATTCCACAAGAATCCGCGCCTTGACGCGGTGCACGTCATCGGGCAGGCCGTCAGCACAACGCCGCTGAAGGTGTACAAAAAGGCTGAGGTCCGCGCGAAAGGACACGCCGCCGATCCGCTCGACGACCACCCGCTTTATGAGCTGCTTGAAAACCCGATGCCGATGTATCCGGAGATCGACGGCGTCGCGCTTTTGTACCTGACTTCGATCCTTGTCGACCTGGTCGGAGAGTTCTTCTGGCTGAAAATAAGGGCCGCTGGTCCGGGCAGTCAGGTCGTCTCGCTCATGGCAGTTCCGGCCGCGTGGGTCGCTGGCACTCCGAGCGTTTCGACGCCGTACTTTCTGATTTATCCGTTCGGCGTCACAGCAGGCAAAGCGTTCCCAGCGGCACCCGAAGACGTGATCTGGTTCAAGCGGGTTGACGCCACCGACCCTTACAGCCGCGGGCGCGGGCTCTCGGAGGCGATTGCCGACGAAGTGTCCGCCGACGAGATGGCCGCCAAGTTCCAGAAGAACTTTTTCTTCAACGACGCTACGCCGCCTTACGTCATCTTTGCTCCCGGGGCAAGCGACCTTCAGGCTCAGGCGCTCAAGGACAGCTGGATAGCCAAGGTCGGCGGCTGGATCAACGCCCGCAAGCCCGCCGTCCTCAACGGCAAGGACGTCACGATCCAGCAGCTGAGCGAATCGCAGAAAGACGTTGACATGATCAACAGCCGCAAGTTCTGGCGGGACGAGGCGAATCAGCACTACCAGATTCCGCCCGAGATCTTCGGCATCATCGAGAACTCCAACCGGTCGACCATCGACGCCAGCTTCTACCTGTTCGCCAAGAACGTCTTGAGGTATCGGCTGTACTCGATTGAGCGGACCCTTGACCGGCAGCTGGTCGCCCCCGACTTCGACAAGAAGCTGTGCGTGCGCTTCGACAACGTGGTAATCGAGGACGAAGACGCGGTGTGGACCCGGCTTCAAGCGGGCCTGACTGCCGGCGTCGTCCAGGTCGACGAGGCCCGGACGTTCCTCAAGCTCCCCGAACTTCCCAACAACGCAGGCAAGGTCTTCCTGAGGCCCGTGATGCTCCAGGCCGTCCCCTACGACCAAGACCCGACCGAAGAGGAAGAGCCTGCCCCAGCTGCCGGAGGCGAACCCCCGCCCAACACGGCAGACGGCGAGGCGCAGACTGAACCGACGATCACCATCACGGACGATGACGACTCAGCCGGATCGGACGGAACCGGCGGCAACACCGACGACGATCCGCTTGACGCGGCGGATGACGACGACGAGGACAGCAAGGGCGTCGTTCTCGTGATGACCAAGGCCGACCCGAAGCGTGCGGCAATCTGGAAGGCCTACGACGCGGCGGCAACGGCCACGGAGCCGGTCTACCGCAAGGCGGTCAAGAAGTACGCCAACAACCAGCGCGAGCGGTTCAAGAGCCAGTTTCAAGCGGCCATAGGCCAGAAGATGAGCCCCGAGGCCGCTGCCGACAAGGCCGCCGCCGCAGCGTTCGGACCCGCTGCTGACAAGGCCCTGAAGTCGGCGCTGGCTCCCGCCTGGATTGCCTCCATGGGTGCAGGCCGCGACCACGCCCTTTCCGTCCTGGGCGGCGCCGGGAAGATGGTCAAGCGCCCGGACCTGGATTCAACTTTCGACGTCACCAACGACCGCTTCAACACTTGGGTGGACACCAACGGACTTTCAAAGTCCAAGGACATGAACGACACGACCCTGACAGCCCTCAAGAAAGCCCTCCAGAAGGCCGTGAGCGAGTCGGTCAGCTCTGGCGACAGCTCCGACCTGGTGAAACAGATCCTGGCCGCTTCTGACGGCGTGTACGACGAGATGACCACCACCAGGGCGAAGGCGATTGCCCGAACCGAGGCCGGATCCACGGTCAACTACGGCCAGCAGGAAACCTACAAGGCTGAGGGCGTGGAGTCGAAAGAGTGGATGGCCGTGCAGGATGACCGAACGCGCGACGACCACGCGGACGCGGACGGCCAGGTCGTGAAGATGGACGACAGCTTCAACGTCGGCGGCGAGGACATGGACTATCCGGGCGACCCTGACGGGTCACCTGAAAACATAGTCAACTGCCGGTGCACGCTGCTGCCGGTTCTGGACTGAGGGGGACGACGTGAGCGAATTGGGAATCATCTGCACCGTGGGAGGCTTCGTCCTCGCCGCGCTTGGTTTCGTGATCGGGATTCTCTCCAGGGCGCTGTCGGCAGCGAAGGCGACCGGCGCCAAGGGCCAGCGGGAAGAGGATCTGCGAAAGGACGTCGACGCGGCCCACGCCACCATCCGGGAGGAAGTCATGCCAAGGTTATCCGCGCTCGAGCAGGCCAGGGGTGAAGACGCCGTGCGCTTCGAGAACATCGCCGCAAGCCAGGCCAAGACGGAGGCGAGCATTGCCAAGGTGCTCGACGTGGTGACGGCCATTGGAGAAGACCTGTCGTACTGGAAAGGGCGCGTCTCAAGCCGTGTGCCGAGGACCAAAGCATGAACAAGAAAACCACCATGGCCGCCCCGACCGACCTCGGGGCCCGGATGATCCGCTTCGTGATCTCCGACGACTCGCAGGACCGGGACGAGGATATCATGCTCGCCAGCGGATGCGACTTCACCAACTTCGCCAAGAACCCGCAGTTTCTTGGCTTCCACAACTACTACGACTTCCCCCTTGGCGTCCCCAAGCGCTGGTGGATCGACGGCAACAAGGTCATGGCAGACGTGTACTTCCCTACCGTCCAGGAGCTGTCGACCGACCCTGAGCTTGCCAGCGAGAAGGCCCGCCTGGTGGACACCACGTACTGCATGTACAAGGCCGGAATGCTCTCGGCCGTCTCGATCGGGTTCCAGCCCGTGGAGATGAGCCCCAACCCGAAGAGCGAGTCCGGCTATGGGAAGCTGATCAAGAAATGGGAGCTTTACGAGTTCTCAGCCGTGCCTGTTCCGGCCAACCCCAACGCGCTCGCCCAGGGCATCAAGAGCGGCGCGATTTCCGCGAAACAGGCCAAGCAATGGGAGGACGTTATGGAAAAGGGTGCACTGCCGTTCCACAAGTATCCGCTGGCTGATCCCGACACTTCGTGGGACGGCCCCGCCGAGGTTGCCGCCGCGAGCGTCGACGACCTCAAGAAAATGTGTGCGTGGGTGGATCCGGAAAACGAGGACGTTAAGTCGGGCTACAAGCTCCCGCACCACACTGCCGACGGCTACAAAACCGTCAAGCGCGGCGTCATGGCTGCCATGGGCGCGGTGCTCGGTGCGCGCGGGGGCGTGTCCATTCCGGACAGCGACAAGGAAGCGGTGAAAGCGCACCTGGCCAAACACTACGCCGAGTTCGATCTCGAGGTACCCGGCGACAAGGCCGCGTGGGAAATGCAGCTCAAGAGCGAAGGGGGTAACGTGAGCACCAAAGCAGGAAAGCGGCACAGCGCCAAGGACCAGGCCAGTCTTGACGCGATTGCCGAGAATCATGCCAAGATGGAGAAGGCCTTGACGAAGGCCGCGCAATATCACCAGGCAATTGGTGATGCAATGAAGTCTTTGCTTGACGGTCAGGACGAACCTGACGACGATAGCGACGACGATCAGGACGACCTTGACAATTCGGATAACGCCGATTCTAAGTCGGTGTTGATTATCTCGAACTGAAGAACAGTTCGTAACAGATCGAAGAACGAAAAGGAATACGCCGTGAAATAGTGGCTGCTGATATCAAAGCCGGGACCTACACCCAGGCTCAGATCGAAGAACTGTTCGGAAAGATTGCAGACCAGCGTGTCGCCGCCGCTCAAGCCGAGTGGGAAAAGAAGGCGATCGCTGCGGAAGAGGGTCAGCGGACCAAGCTGCGCTCGGAATTCATGGACGTGTTTGCCGCCAACCAGGGCAATCAGTCCAAGGGCGTCGACGACCAGAGCCCCAAGAATCTTCTTGGGCTTTACGCTTCGGCCATCGCTATCACCGTCAACGAAAAGAAGTCGACCGAAGCGGGCCGCGACATCAAGTCCGTGCTCGAGACCGCCAAGAAAGCTTACCCGAGCGCCAAGACCTTCCACGGGCTTTTGCAGAAGGATCTTGAAAGCGGGATTCCTTCGGCGGGCGGCTTCACCATCCCCACCGTCCTGAGTCCCGACATCATCCGGGTTCTGTACAACCAGACCATCCTGGACAGGGTCGGCGCGGTCAAGATCCCGATGCCCAACGGCAACATGAGAATGTCCCGCATGGACGTCTCGTCCTCGGTCTTCTGGGGCAATGAATTGCCTTCCGGCAACAACACCCAGCCGACCTTCGGAGACGCCAGCCTGTCGGCCAAGAAGATGACCGCCATTGTGCCGGTTTCGAATTCGCTCCTTCGTTACAACGCCGTGGGAATCGATTCGTGGATCAGCCAGGACCTTCAGGAAAAAGCCCGGATCGGACTCGACGTCGCGCTCCTGTACGGGACCGGCACCGGAGGCCAGCCTTTGGGCCTGGCCAACGTCCCCGGGATTCTGACGGTCGGCAACTACGCCGGCGCGTTTGGACTGACAACCCCCAACGACATGCGCGCGAAACTGCGGGCCGCCAACGTTCCCATGATCAACCCCCGCTGGATCCTGCACCCTGTCGGTGAGGGAAATATCCTCGACCTGGCATTCAGCTCCGGCCCCTTCGCGTGGGCCAACGAGATGGCCACCCGGCAGTCCCTGACCGGTGTTCCCTACATCACCTCGGCGTCGGTTCAGACCTACAGCTCGGGAGCTTCCCGCGACTACTGGCTGATCGACTTCTCGGAAGTGCTTTGGGGCGTCGGCTACGACCTGTCCCTGGAGATCTCCCGCGAGGGCTCCTACGTCAACGGCGGCGTGACCTACTCGGCTTTCCAGCGCGACGAGACCCTGATCCGGCTGGTCTGCGAGCATGACTTCAACGTCAAGCACCCCGTCTCGATTCTCCAGGGCGAGTACCTGTAAGGAGGGATGAAACTATGAAAATGCTTCTGCTTCAGCAGGCGACCCACATCCAGTCGACCGGCTCGATTTCTCCCTTCCCTCCGCAGTCGGTTTCCGGCTCGACCGCCATCAACGGCGGTTTCGTCAAGACCCTCGGCTACCGGGAAGCGATCATCGGCCTTCAGTGGGCGGCTGTCACCGGCGCTCCGACTGCGGCCACGCTCAACGTTGCCCTGTGGACCAACACCAGCGCCAGCACCTCGGGTGCCACGCTTCTGTTCCAGTTCGCCACGGCGCTGAACGTCATGACCGCAGGTTCGGTTGAGTATCACACCAACCTGCTGACCGCGCTGGGTTACGTGTACCTGGTGATCACCCCGACCTACACCGGCGGCACTTCGCCGGCCAACCTGGTCGCGGGCGACATGGTGCTCGGCAGCGCCTACACCGAACCCGTTCCTGGACAGGGCGCCGCCGCGGCGACTGTGTACGGGAGCTGACCTGCAATGACCCTCGCGCTTCTCGCCGATGTACATACCGTCCTCGACATCACGGACACCTCCCAGGATGCTAAGCTCAACCTGTTCATTCAGGACGCCTCTTACGCCATCCAGGACTACTTAGGTTATCCAGTCGAGCAGGCGACCTACACCGGCGAGATCTACGCGATCAACAACAACCAGTATCTTTACCTCAGGAAAGCGGCCATCCAGTCGGTGGCCGCCGTTTCCATTCAGGGCACGGCAGTTCTGCAGGGGGGAATCACCGGCGACGGCGACGACTCCGGCTGGCAGATGACCGACGAAGACGCCCTGGCCGGACGCATCTACCTGGCAACAGGGTGGTGCGGACGTTTCTTCACGCGGGACATGACTTACGACCCCGTAGGCGGCGCGCGTGACATCCAGATCACCTACACCGCCGGATGGCTGTGCCCCGGTGACGCGGGCTACACGCCAGGCGCCGCGGGCTCGCTGCCGTATCCGATCATGGGCGCCTGCCTCCAGGCCGTGACCGAGCGCTTCCGCATGTCCATGATCGGAGCCGAAGGTTTCGTTCAGTACAAGGAAGGCGGCATGACCGCCATTCTCGAACAGAAGGCCGCGCCCGGGGCTACGCCGTCGATTGTGGACGGCGGCCTGTCGGACACGGTCAAGGGCAAGCTGAGCCACTGGCGCCGCTGGAGCGTCGCATGATCAGGCAGGCCCGAGACAAGCAGATCAAAAAAAGCCCCGCCGACAAAGCCCGACCGGTGGCTCCTTCCGCGAAGGCCCAAGGCGGGGCCCCTTCTTCCGCCCGGAGGCGTCCATGATCAAGAACGCCACGATCAGCGTCTTTGCTCCCACCGTGGTTGTGGACGGCCAAGGCAACCGGACGAAAGCCTGGAACAACTACACGACCCCCGTCGCCGGGCCCGTGCTCTGCGGCGTCCAGCCCGCCAACCTCAGCGTTTACGAGAAGGAAGAGTGGGGAATCTCCGACGAGCACGCCGACGCCAAGAAGCTGTTCATGGACGCCACGCTCAAGGCCTCGGTGTGGCCCTACCTCATCGTCGGGAACCGGGTGCTCTGCAATGGTGTGTACTACGACGTCCGGGGCTCGAACCAGTGGTGGCGAAGCCTCCAGGCCATCATGACGCCCGTCCAAGGCGGTGCGTGATGGGCGAGACCATGGACAGCGTCAACAACCTGAAGGCCGCCCTGGAGGCCAAGGGCAGAGCGGTGGAGACCAATCTGACCCAGGCCATCACGAACGCCTGCCTTCGCATCGAGACGACCAGCAAGAAGATGATGCAGCAGACCCAGCTCAACCCGGAAGGCGCGGTTTCCCCCAGGACTGGCCGCAAGCTCGGGCGGTGGAAGAAAGGCCAGCTGATCCACATGTCCTCAGCCGACGGCCAGGCGCCCGCCATCGACATGGGCCAGCTTGTGCGCTCGGTCACCCACGACGTTGACGGCGATGTGGGCTACGTGGGGACGAAGGTCATCTACGGCAAGTTCCTCGAGTTCGGAACCTCCCGCATGGCCGCCAGGCCCTGGCTGAGGCCGTCCATCGACGCCAACCGGTCGAAGTTCCAGGCCGACCTCAACGCGGTCCTCAGCCAGCCCTCGGTTCCCGAAGACGGGGGTGCCGAGTGATCGACGTCGACACCTGGGTCTACACGAAGCTTTCGACCAACGCCGCGCTTCTGGCGCTCCTGCCAAACGGCGCCGCGTCGATCTTCACCAGCCGCCCCGACAGCGTCGTGAGCACGTTCCCGGCGGTGTTCTACCGCGAGGACAACCAGGTTGACACGGAGTTCGTCGAGGAGCTGCCGACCGCCGTCGAATCGGTCGTGGTGGTCGACGTGTACGTGAACAACGGCGCGAGCCCCACGCCGCTGGCCATGGCGGTGGCGGCGGTTTTCCAGGCGAAGTACTGGGCGATGAAGATGAACCAGGAAATACCGGACCCGGCGCCCAACGTCAGGCACCGGCACATGGAGTTCTACCGGCCTTTGATGCCGAGTGACTTGATCTCTTAGGAGGGATTGTATGGCAATTACGACTCGACCGGCAATCGGTATTGAAGGCCTGGTAGTCGCGCTTCTGAACATCTCGACGGACGTCGTCGGCGGGACTCCGACCTGGCAGACGCCCGTCCCGCTGGCGCCCCTGGCCAAGCTCACGCTCAAGCCCAACGGCACCGTGGCGACCGACTTCGCCGACGACGGCGCCGCGTTCAGCGCGACCACCACGGGCAAGATCCAGGTGGACCTTGAGCTTCAGGACGTCATTCCCTCGAGCCTGGCCCTGGTGACCGGCTCCAGCTACGCCAACGGCATCCTTCAGGACAACAGCGTGGACACCGCCCCCTACGTGGCCCTGGGCTACAAGCAGTGGATGGCCGGTGAGGACGCCAACGGGAACAAGGTCTACCGGTACGTGTGGCTGCTCAAGGGCGTCTTGGCCAAGCCCGACGAAGGCGGCGAGACCAAGAAGGACACGCTCAAATACGAGCACCTGACCCTCAAGGGCGAGTTCACCAAGATGTGGGCGACGACCGCCTACAGGACACTGGCGCGCACCGACGACCTCAACGTGTCCTCGGCCAACCTGACCAACTGGTTCAACCAGCCTGTGTTCAGCAACACCGCCGACCTCTCGGCCTTCACCCTGGCTGTCACCACGGGCGCGGGCGCGACCAAGACGCTCCTGTTCACCTTCAGCAAGGCGTCCAACAGCGGCACCATCCCGTTCACCCTGCCCGCGGCGACCCTGGCCGCCCTGGTGGCACAGTGCCAGGTCCTGCTTCTCTCCAGCGGCGCGGCCCAGGCTTGCACCTACGCGGTGCTGTCGGCCGGCACAGGGTTCTCGAACTCGGCCATCACCGTCACCTGCACCACGCCCGTGGCCGCTACCGCTGTCGTCGTCGTGGTTCCTTCCGGGACTCAGATCGTGGACGGCTCGGGCGTCGCCCTGTCGGCCTACAACTCGGGCTCGGTCACGACCCACGCTTAACCCAAACCCGGGGGCCTTCACCGGCCCCCGGTCTTGAAAAGGAGTTTTCATGGACATCATCAAGGAGCCGCCCGTCACGATCACCCTGGCGGGCGAAGAGCTGGAGCTGGAATACACCCTGGCCAGCCTTCACTTCCTGACCAAGAAGCACCCCGACTTGCCCGAGTTCCTGAAGACCGCTTCGGGCAACGGCAAGGCGGGACTCGAACGGCTTTCGGGCGACTTCATCGAGGCTATGGCCGAGTTCGTCTATGCGGGCCTCTACCGTCCCGACGACGAGGGCAACGACACCTCGGGCTGGAGCGTGTTCAAGGTCATGAAGGCGCTGCACCCCAGCGAGCTGGGCGAGGTCTCCCGGAAGATCTCCAAGGCCTTCGAAGCAGGAGGGCCCAGGAAGGACCCTCACGAGTAGGCGACGCGGTGAAGTGGGTTCCCTACGACTGGGAAGCCCTCTACACCTCGGCTCGGGTTGATCTTCGCCTTTCTGACCGCGAGTTCTGGACGGCCAGCCTCCGCAAGCTGGCGTTCATGCTCGCGGCCAATCAGCGCCAGACGGTGGACCGGATGAAGGTCCTCGCGCACCTGATCCGAGGGGGTTCCCTGGAGGGTGATGCGCCGCCCGGCGTGCCTTGGGACTATGACCCGTTTGAGGGAGTGACGCTTTGAGCGATGCCTACGAAGTAAGCGCAAAAATCACCGGCGACGCCTCGCCGATGCTCTCAGCCCTCCAGTCCGTGACCGATGGCCTGGACCAATGGGGAGCCAACCTTGAGCAGGTGAGCGGCGAGGGCACCGAAGCCTTTGCGCAGCTGTCGGTCGGGGCCGCGAGTTTCGGCGACGCAACTGCCGGCGCGAACGTCGAGGTTGGCGAGCTCAAGGGCGGCCTTGGCGAGCTCTTCGACGCTGGAAAGGCCTTCGACGACGTGTTGATGGACATGGCCAGCCAGTTCGCCATTGCTGCGGTGGCCATGAAGGCTGTGGAGGCAATCGCAGACGGCTTCAACGATGGCCTCACCAAGACCATGCAGCTGGAAAACGCGGTCATTACGATGACGGCCTTCACGGGCTCAACCCAGCTTGCCCAGCAGGCGCTCGAGGGAATCGAGGCGCTGGAGAAGTCAACTCCCTTCGCCTTCCCCGACCTGTACGCCGCCGAGCGCACGCTCTTGGCCATGGGCATGTCCACCAGCGACGTGACCGACGCCATGGGAATGCTCACCGACGTGGCGGCGGGTCTTGGCATCCCCATCCAGAACCTCGCCGAGAGTTACGCCCGGATCGAAAACCTCGGGGTGGCGTCTTCCCGGGAGATCACCCAGATGGCCCGGGAAGGAATTCCCATCTGGCAGGAGCTGTCCGTTCAGACCGGCCTGACCGGCGAGGCCCTGAAGCAGTACGTCGCCACCGGCGCCGTCACCTTCGCGATGGTCCAGAAGGCCTTCGAGGACATGACCGGCGCCGGGGGCAAGTTCTACCAGATGGCCCAGATGCAGGAGGACACCCTCAAGGGCAGCCAGGACCAGCTCAACAAAGCCACCGAGGACTACTTCGCGAAGATCGCCGAGGGAATCTCGGGGCCGATGAAGACATGGAACCAGGCGCTGGCCACCATCCTCAACTCGTTTACCAACTTCAGCTCCAACTACAAGAAGGAGCAGGAGGGAATCACTGAGGCCCTGGAAAGCACGTGGGCACAGATGGACGCCAAGGGCAAAGCCTACCTTGAGGCCCATAAGACGGCGGTAAAGTCCGATTCCGACAACACCAAGTCGCTTGCCCTGGAGAGCAAGGACTATCTGGACAAGCTCGGCGAGGAGCTTGAAACCGACGAAGTCAAACGGCTTCAGGACGAGGAGCAGGACAGGATCGACGAGGTCAACAAGGCCAAGATCTCGGCCGCCGCGAAGGCTGAGGCAATCGCCGAAATTCAGGCGTCCTATGCCTCCAAGATCAACGCCGCTGTTCAGACTCAGATCGACAAGGAAACCGAGTACCGGTATGCCCATGATGCGACCTATCAGGCGCTTATCAAGGACAGCGAGGCCGCGAAGAAAGCGGACGAGGACGCTGCGAAGGCCAGGGAGGCCCAGGACAAGGAAAACGCCGCCGCTGACAAGTCCTTTGACGCGATGATCGCCAAGCAGCACGACGAGACAAACCAGCGGATCAAGGCTGGCTGGACGGGGGTATTCGAGGAGATCAGCGCAGGCAACGAGAACATGGGCACCGTGGCGGCCTCGGTTCTCACCGGGATGAAGAGCTCCTTCTCGTCCGCGTTCACCGAGATCGGCGGGGACGTTGCCCAGTCCCTCGAGGGCCAGGGTGCGAGCTGGTCGAACCTCAAGAAAATCGGCCTGGATGCTCTGGCGGCCATTGTCCGCGCCCTCGGTGAGATGCTCATGGCCGACGCCGTGAAGGACGCCAGCGACATGAACTATGGCCAGGCTGGCCTTGACCTGGCTGGCGCCGCCGCCGCCTTCGTCGCTGCCGGTGCAATCCCGGCGTTCGCGGTGGGCACCTCCTACGCTGGCGGCGGCGCGGCCCTGGTCGGCGAGCGCGGCCCCGAGCTGGTCAATCTCCCGCAGGGCTCCAGCGTCTCCACTGCCGGTGACACTGCCGGGATGCTCGGCGGCGGCGACACGCACATCCACCTCCACAGCCCCGCAGTAGCCAACCCCAGCCAGCACGGCGCCATGCTCCGCCGGGTCGCTCAGGATCTGCGCTTCAAAGGAATCCTACGATGATGCAGATTCAGTACACCAACCCCAACGGCGGCTCCGTCCTGCTCGGGACCGGCACGAGCTACGGCATCACCAAGCACGAAGGCCTCGACGCTCCCGACCTTGATCTCCAGACCCAGAAGGCGCCGTTCCAGGACGGTGACACCTGGATCGACAAGCGCTTCAACCCGCGCCAGGTGACCGTCACGGGCTGGATCCTGCTCGCCCAGCAGCTGGCCGCGATCGACGCCGCCCGGGCCTCGCTCCAGGCTGTCGTCAACCCCGACCTGGGCCCCGGCGTCCTGACAGTCACGAACAACCTCGGATCGAAGATCCTCAACGCCATCCCGAACCCCGGCCCGAAGTTCGCCTGGAAATCCGGGGCCCAGCCCTGGCAGGCCTATCAGTTGGGTTTCACCTGTGATGACCCGTATTACTACGACCTGACGTCGGCAACTTACCGGTTCTTTCAGGTCACCACGCTCTTTGCGATGCCGATAGGCGTCGGGTGGGCGTGGCCGCAGGGAACCGGCGCCGCCTTCGCCGGAGTGCAGGGCTCCAGGAGCCAGCTTCTGACCAACGTCGGGACCGCTCCGACTCCGATCTCCTGCGTGATCTCCGGGCCTTGCGTGATCCCGACCGTCAAGAACACCACGACGGGCCAGTACATCACGCTCAACCTCACGCTCAACCAGGGCGATCAAGTGGCCTTCAACACGGCTTTCGGCAAGAAGACCGTGACGCTAACCCGGTTCAACCAGGCGCCAGTGAACGCCATGGGCTACCTGGTGAGCGGATCGACGTTCTTCAGCCTCCCTGTCGGCTCGAACTACATCCAGTTTTCGGACACGTCGAACTCGACCACGGCTCAGCTCAGCCTCACGTTCTCAAACCGGTACCAAGGAATCTAGGAGACACCATCATGGCAGAAATCAGCTACTTTTTCGAATCGAGCGGAACCGGGGTCAACTACTACAACACGAACCAGATTGCGGACTGGATGTACCAGGCGCTGGGCCGTCCCTCGGGGGTCCTGAGCGGCCTCGACAACGCACTGGCGCCGACCACCACGGGAGCCCTGAACTCGACCTACAACACCGGAGTGGCGACGCTCGCGGGGCGCATCTACAAGAACACCACGAGCCTGGCGCTCACGCACACGGCGCCGACAAGCGGATACAAGCGGATCGACCTGGTCGTGGTCCGCTTCGACGATACGACGAACCTCTCGGCGAACCTGACAATCATTCCGGGCACGCAGTCCAACACGGGCGGCCAGACCGCGCCTTCGCCGCTCGCTACGGATATCTCGATTGCCCAAGTCCTCATCGACGGAACGAACTCCAATCTGACCACGGTGACGGACGTGAGGACGCTCCTGTATGGATCTGCCCTTGCTCCTCAGCATGACACAAACGGGGATTACTACCTCGGAAAACTTTGGCATTTGCCGCTGGGGAATACGACTAATAGGTTCATAAACTTTTCCTTCCTTCCGTCGGTCGGAACCTGGACTGCGGCCCAGCAAGTGACTGGACTCTATGGCGTTCCGTCGGGCGCGAAAGCGGTGAGGGCCAAAGTTACGCTTCAAGCATATGCGACAGGGACGCCGGGTCCCTGCTCCACTTCGGTGTGTTTCTCAGACAACAATTCGAACAATCCAGGTCAAACTTCCGCACACCCTGAGGTGACAGCCGCTGGATATCAATCCAACGCCGCGATGATCATCACAAATGAAATTGACATACCGCTCAATTCTCTAGGGCAGTTCTATATGTACATTTTGGCGTCCGCTACGCCTGTTGATGACCAGTGCCGAATAACAATGGTTGGCTACTACATGGGCGATTAACAGTGGCCACCCTCCAGCAGAACATTCCAGTCACCGTCTTCAACTCGTCGCTCTCCCAGGTCGCCTACATTGACGACTACGAAACGGCGAGCTTCGAGCACGCCTGGTACAAGCCGGGGTCGTTCAATCTCACCATCAACTGGAACAAGCCCAACGCGCAGACCTTCTGGGGATTCGACCCGCAGACTAACCCGCTGTACGTGATGTGGAACAACGATCCCAACCGCTTCGCCAAGGTCACCCACGTCTCCAACACGCTCGACGAGACCGGGAAAGGCGGCCAGACGGTCACGGTGAGCGGGTTCGAGTGCTGGCACATGTTCAACCAGCGCGTCATGGTGCCCTTCGCGGGAACCTCGCTCTACAACATCAGCGGGAACCCGGAATACTGCATCAAGCAGATGATCAGCGACCAGGCCGGAGCGACGGCGTTCAACCAGTCGGGCACCAGGGACACCAACCGGACCTTTGCGCTCCTGTCGGTCGCAACCAACCAGAACCGCTATCAGAGCGCGTATCCTAGCTACATCGTGCAGGCGCAGAACACGAACCTCCTCGACGAGCTGTCGAACTGCGCGGTGGCCTCCCAAATGGGCATCGTTGCGTACCCGAACTTCAGCACGGGACAGATCGTGGTCGACGTGCAGCTGGGCGTTGACCGGCATCTAGGCAACTCTGCTGGCAACCCGGTGTGCGTGTTCTCCAGCTCCTACGACGACAGCCAGAAGGTCACGCAGGACATCATGGAGGACAACTACGCGAACTTCGCCTACGTGCGCGGTTCCGGGTCCTCAGGCCTCCAGGCGATGGTGACGCTTCCCTCTACGGGAATCCCGGCGGCTGAACAGCGCTACGAGCTTTTCGTTGACGCCTCGGCCATCCCGCAGACGGACCCGACCCTTGTCGCCGACATGACGGCATGGGGAAACCAGATCCTGGCGCAAAACCAGTTCAAGAACTTTTTCCAGGTTGACCCGCTGGCCTATTCGCCCTACGTCTACACGGTCGACTACAACGTCGGCGACCTGGTGACGGTGCAGGATTTCAACATCACGCAGACGTGCCGGCTGATCAGCGTGGTCGAGAACATCCAGCACCTCGAGTACACGCTGACCAGCACCTTCGACAAGCCTGTGCCCGACCTGACCGACCAGATGCAGGCCATGTTTGCCCAGCTCACCAGCATCGTCAACAACTCCCAGGCGACGCCGGTCTACACCACCAACGCCAGCGGCAAAGCGGTGCAGTTCTCGGACGGGACAATGATCGTCTTTATCAATCAGACGCTCGTTCACAATACCGCCTACGCATGGCCTGTCAATTTTTCTGCAACGCCGTCGCCCGGAGCCCCTGTGATCATCAATTCAAGCGGCAGTCCAACCGTGGGATTTTATGCGTTGTCAGCTACCGGCTTCACTTTGGATATTACCGGGGGCGGTACGTACAACGTCTCCATGGCGGTTTTAGGACGGTGGAAATGATCATCAACTTTCGTCCCTGCAACAATCTGCAAATCTCAGTCTCCGACGTCATCGACGTCATCGACGAAAATACCATCGTGATCACCCGGCAGATTCCTGAATACAACGTGAGTACCGGCGTCCTCTCGCTCCTGACGGTCGTCGAAGCATACCAGGCTGACCCGTCGCTCGTCACGGTCGATCCGTCCGGCCCGATCCTCGGTGGCACCAGAGACCCGGGAACGGGCATCCTGACGCTCTCGGTCTTCTACAGCTACTGCTCCAACGACTACGCAATCTGGGAGACGCCGCCCTACAGGGGGAGCACCCCCGAGAGCTTCACGCCGACCGGGGACCCGCTTCCCGGCACCGTCGTCCAGCTCACCGGGCAGACGGCGGCCCAGCAGCTGGCGGCGCTTCAAACCTCCCTGGTCGCCCAGGTCAACGCCTGTCTTATGCCGCTCCTGTCGGCGGGGTTCTCGCTCACTCTCCCCAGCGGCGGCGCCGCGATCCAGTTCGGGTTCTCGGATGACCTCCAGTCTGACGCCACGGGAATCCTCACGGAGATTGCCCTGGGCCAGCCCCCGACCTGGCCATACCCGTGGCCGGACATCAACTCAAACCCGGTGGCGTTCCAGAGTCAGGCCGACTTCATGGCCTACGTGGGAGCGGTGCGAAACCTCAAGTACAACGTGAGCCAGACGCTCGGAGCGGCTAACGCGGCCATCCGGGCGGCGGCGACAGCACAGGCGGCCCAGGCGGCGTTTGCCGCGTTCCAGGCCGCGAATCCAATTGCAGGAGGAGGATCATGAAGTCAACTTTCAGCTACAGCACGGGGCTGCTCGTCTTCGTCGATGAAGACGGGAATCTGCTCCGGTCCATCCCGGCATTTTCCCGGGTGCGCAACGAGCTTAACGGCACCCGGTCGATGAAGGACCCTGCTGACGTGGAGTACAGCGAGAACGCCGACGGGTCTCGCGGTAAACCCGTCATGCCGCGCCCGTTCCCTATCGGTTCCTGGACCATCACGGGCATCGACGACTCCTCCTCGGAGTATTGGCTCAAGCCCTTCAAGCTCGTCACCGACGCGCACCAGACCCTTGAGGTGTGGGCGCTCAAGCCTGACGGGAGTTACGACGGGAAGGCGTTCGAGATGGTCGACGACGGGGAGGGCGGTCAGAAGAAAGTTCTGACCGGCGAGACCATCGAGGACTACGGCTACCGGTCGCACTACGCCAACGGAAGCACGCACACCGACGGCTGTATCGGCCAGGAGAACGAGCCGGACATTCTGTGGTGCAAGGCCAACGTCACGTTCCCATGTCCGCTGGAGGTGTTGGCTTGA